GTACCAATTTGGCCTAGGAGGCAGGGTTGACCGGGGCGATGCACTAGACATGGAGCAGTGCATCTATATACCCATCGAGGATTTTAAAGATTTAGATATAGGAGTTAGCGATGGCTACTAAGAAACGCAACTACAAGAAAGAATACGAGAACTACCAAGGCACAGAAGAACAAAAGAAGAACCGCGCCAAACGTAACGCCGCACGCCGCAAAGCCATGCGCGAAGGCAAAGTATCCAAAGGTGACGGCAAAGATGTTGCACACAAGAAAGCCATGGATAAAGGTGGTACGAACTTTGATGGTACTAGAGTAGAGAGTAAGTCCCGTAACCGGTCTTTCAAACGAGACTCCAAAGGTAACTTAGTGTCCGAAACTAGCAAGCGGGAGCGTAAAAATAAAAAGTGAAAGTAGTCAACGATAGAGCCATCGTGCTCAAGACAAAGCGTCCTCATCTAATAACCGAGCGGGTAAAGAACTACAAAATATTAGAGGAGGACAACGGCGTGTACAAGGTAGCAATACCTTGGGAATTACACGAGGCTCAAGTACTAGCTGACTTGAAAGTTAAAGAAGTGCCCTCTCCTATGGCGCGTGATTATGAGTTTACTGGCCGCTATGAACCGTTCGAGCACCAGAAAGAAACCGCTTCTTTCCTTACACTACACAAGCGTGGTTTTTGCTTTAACGAGCAAGGCACCGGAAAGACCGCATCTGTAATATGGGCAGTTGATTACCTCATGCAGCAAGGATTGGTTAAACGCGTGCTGGTTATATGTCCACTGTCTATTATGAAATCTGCATGGCAAGAAGATATGTTCAAGTTTGCTATGCACCGTACCTGTTCTGTTGCGCATGGCACCGCCAAGCAGCGTAAGAAAATACTCACTGCTGGGGCTGAATTTGTCATTATTAACTTCGACGGCGTAGCTGTAGTTAAGGACGAAATCATAAACGGCGGCTTCGACATGATTGTAGTGGACGAGGCCAATGCCTACAAGAACGCACAGACTAACCGTTGGAAGACTTTGCGTACGATAAGCGCTGGCGTACCGTGGCTGTGGATGCTTACTGGTACTCCCGCAGCACAATCCCCTGTAGATGCGTTTGGGCTAGCAAAGCTAGTAAACCCAGACGGTGTTCCTAAGTACTTTACTGAGTTCAAAGATAAAGTAATGTACAAGGTGTCTAAGTACACATGGAAGCCTAAATCAGACGCTGACCGGATAGTACACGACGCGTTGCAGCCAGCGATTAGGTTTGAGAAAGACCAGTGCCTTGACCTACCTGCGGTTACGTACTTAGACAGAGACGCACCCCTCACGAAACAACAGGCTGCCTACTACAAAGAGCTAAAAGACCGCATGGTAATGGAAGCTGACGGGGAGCAAGTTACTTCTGTCAATGCCGCTACTAATATAAATAAACTACTGCAAATTTCTGGCGGTGCTGTGTATTCAGACGACAGAGAAGTAATTGAGTTTGACGTTAGCAGTAGACTAAGGGTAGTACAAGAAGCTATTGACGAGGCATCGCACAAAGTGCTGGTGTTCGTGCCTTTCACCCATACTATAGAATTACTAAAAGGATTCCTGACTAAAAATAAAATAGCGTGCGAAATAATTTCTGGCAGTGTTTCAGTAAACAAACGCAGCAGAATAGTAAAGGACTTTCAAGAAACTAATAGAATTCAAGTGCTTATAATACAGCCCCAAGCTGCGTCCCACGGTCTTACTTTGACCGCTGCTAATACGATTATTTGGTACGCTCCTGTTACTAGCGTAGAGACATACTTACAAGCCAACGCACGTATCAATAGGCCGGGGCAACACAACCCAATGACGATAATTCATATACGGGGCAGTGAAGTTGAAACGCGCCTATACAATATGTTGCGGTCTAAAGTGGACCACCACCACAAGATAATCGACTTATATAAACAAGAAATAAATACTTGACAGTGTAAAGCTTATTGATAGACTACTCCTCCCTGCCAAAAAGGAGGAGCAAATGAAAGACACACCAGACAAGCTAACCGCCATCTACATAAAGATGCGAGATGCTATCAGAGATAAAGAGGACGAGATAAAGGAGATAAAAGCACAACAAGAAAAAGTAATTGAAAAAATGTTAGCTTTGTGCGAAGAGCAAAACATTGACAGCTTGAGAACGCCAGCCGGTACTATTTCACGTAGAGTTCGTACCAACTACTGGGCTAATGACTGGGATAAGATGTACAACTTCATAGAAGAACACGCTGCGTTTCATTTGCTAGAGAAGCGCATACACACTTCTAACATGAAAGAGTTCCTAGAAACTAATCCTGATGTGGCACCACCGGGGCTACAAGTTAACCGCAAGTACACAGTAACTGTACTTAAGCCACGTAATACATGAGCAGACTTCAAATACAGGACGGGTGCTTTTTGCATCCGGATACCTACGAGCCACTGCGCTCTATAGAAGTCGTAATAATAGATAGTGGCACGCTCTCAAGAAACTATTACAACGACGGTAAGCTTGTCTGTTGGTCTTACGACTGTGACTTTCCAGACGCAGCAGTTACTGACAAGCAAGCCGGGCGCTGTATAGATTGCAGTAAGAGCATACGAACAGGCGACGCTGCCGGAAGAGCACCTTGTAAATTCTTTACGAAGATTAAGGTAGCTTTCCCCGAGCAAGCTGTGTGGTACGAGATTAGGCTTAACGCACTAAGCTTGTTCTCGAAAGAAGATAGCAGGATGAATCTTTATAAATATATAGAGCATCTTGAACGTAACCGGGAGCATGTAAGTAGTGTGCTCACCGAAATATATTTTGTGCAGCATCGTGACTTTTACAAAATGTATTTCAAACCAGTTCGACCTCTTTCCGAGGAAGAACTTGCAAACGTAACGCGGCTAAGTGAAGCCGCACAACAAGAAATAAACCCATTTATGGAGCAATTTATGGCTAATCAATCTCACATTATACGCGGTGTAACCGCACGCTACCCACGCCTAGACAAGCCTTACAGGTTTGATAGCAAGGCGGGAGCTAACGGCAGGAGCGTACCTTGTGAAGCTACGGAAGATGGTGCGAAGTATGAGCTAGATTTCGAGATGAACAGCAAGCAGGCAAAAGAGCTGTACAATATTATGCAGGACGCGTACACCAACGCTTCTGACCGCGACAAGTCTTGGCCTAAAAAGCTGGAAATGCCGTTCAAAAAGCAAGAAGACGGCAGCTTTATCGGTAAAGCCACCCTGAAGGCCGCTTACAGTGGACGCCTAACTTCTCCTCCCGACCAGTTTGATGCAAAGAACAAGAAGCTGGGAGCAGATTTTAAACTCACTACTGGTAGCACAATAAATGTAGCGGTAGAACTTATACCCTTTAAAATGGCCTCTACCGGTGTGTCTTTAAGGCTGCGCGGTGTTCAGGTTATTAAGTATCTTCCGTACAAACCACCTTCGCCGTTCGGTGAGGAAGAAGGCTTCAGCGCAGACGATGAGTCCGGTAGTCCTTTTGGGGAAGAAAGCTCAGACGATATGTTTGATTCGGAAGAAAGTGGTAGTTCAAACGATTTTGACGACGAAGAAATTGAAGAAAAAGTTAAAGAACCGTCAAAGCGTAAGAAAAAAGCTGAAGTGGTCGACGACGAAGATGATGACGACATTGAAGACATCATTGCATCATGGAGTGACGACGACTAATGAGCTACGGCTATACGACTCGCATCGATAGTCTGAATAAGAAAGCTAATAAATTCTCACTGGGAGTCCGCCTTGGTCGCGTGTGCATTAAAAACAATGTACCCACTTCTGAAGTGGCCTCCCAGTTGGGAGTTAGCAGGCAGACTGTCTACAACTGGTTTATTGGTGTCCATGAACCAAACGACCGTTTATCACAACTAATAAAAGACTTTATAGCTGAATACGAATAATGGAAACGTTTGACCTCATAAATCACGTCGTCCCTCCGGGCGGTGTATATAGTGTGGTCGGCATAACTAGAGAAGGTAGGCCCATTTCAGAGTTTACTACTAACCTAGAAGAAGCATACAAAATAGCTAATAACTTTTCCGAACGCGGCATTGATGCGTATTTTGCACTAGGGAAACTGAAGGAAAAAGGCAGTAGGAAAACAGAAAACGTAGATTCTCTGGGGGCCATATGGCTCGACATAGACTGCGGTGGGGGCAAGGCCGACCAGATCGAAGAATCTACAGGTTTGCCCAAGGGCTACGCTAACCAGAAGGAAGGCTTGAAGGCGCTTAAGAAGTTTTGCGCCACGGTAGACCTCCCCGAACCTATGATAGTTAACTCTGGCTACGGGTTACATATCTACTGGGCGTTTACTGAAGCAGTCCCCACTGAAAAGTGGCTACCTATCGCCAAGAGGCTCCAGCAAGTATGCGCCACGCAGAAGTTTTGTGCCGACCCTAACGTGTTCGATGCGTCTCGCATACTGCGAGTGCCGGGCACCCAAAACCATAAGAAAGATACACCTAAGTTAGTACGGGTAATCAACCCAATCACCGCAAAGTACGCACCTGACGACATACGTGCGCTGCTAGGTGTGGACCCGGATGAAGTTGCTACGGTTACTAAGAGAAGCGGGCAGCCCACGCTAGATGCACTCCAGAAACTGCTAAACGAGAACAAAGACTACAAGTTCTCTAAGATTGTTAGCAGGAAAGACCCGTGCTTGCAGCTCAAGGATAGCCTGATGAACCGGGCAACTCTATCCGAGCCGCGTTGGTTTGACGCGCTGTCTGTGGCTAAATTCTGCGCAGACGGTAGTAAGGCTATACACACGGTATCCATGGGGCACCCAGACTACGACTTCAACACAGTTGAAAGGAAGATCGTTGGTATCAAGGGGGCGCATTCTTGTGAGCAGTTCGAACGGAATAATCCCGGCGGCTGCAAAGGTTGTCCGCACAAGAAGAATAAGGATATAAAAGGCCCGTTTAACCTAGGGAAAGTAATAAAGAAAGCGTCTAGCAGCCCTATAAACTACTTCGAGCCTTACTTCAGAGGTAAGAATGGCGGTGTATACGTTATGGGTGAGGAGGATGCTAGGCTCGTATACGAGCACGATTTATATTTAAAAAAGCAAATGTGGGACGACGAGGACGGCTTCGTGTCTGTGTTTGTATTCCATTCCCCGCACGACGGCGTGCGCGAGTTCAAGGTGCCTAATGAAAGCCTAGAGAAAAGGCTGCTGCTTAAGGTTCTTGCTCATAATGGAGTAGTGACGGGGGCTAATGCCGGGTTGCTGCACGAATATGTAATCAGGTCTATTCAGATATTACAAACTAAGAGGAAAGCAGAAGTAATGAGACGGCAATTTGGGTGGGCTGACAACGATACAAAGTTTATTGTTGGGGAAAGAGAAATAACTGTTGATGGTGTGTATCATACCCCCGCTTCTTCAGTAACCAAGACATACGCACCCTACTTTGAACCCAGAGGCACTCTGGATAAATGGCAGGAAGTGTTCAACATATATAACAGAAAGGGCATGGAGATTCACGCCTTTGCTGCGCTAGCAGGGTTTGGTTCTCCTCTACTGAAACTAACAGGGCAAAAGGGCGCAGTCATAAACTTGGTGCACAGAAACGCGGGTACCGGCAAGACAACTATACTGCGTATGGCAAACAGCATATGTGGTGACCCTGAAGGACTGCTTGGTAACCCAAGAGACACGGCGGTGGCTCGCGTAAACAAGCAAGGGATACTAAACAATATAGTAAATACTGTAGATGAAATGAGTAACATGGACTCAAAGCAGATCAGTGATTTTACTTATGAAGTATCGCAAGGAAAAGGCAAAGACAAAGGCACTGCTACAGCCAATGCAAATCGTAAGAACGACACTACGTGGCGTGGTGTCACTCTTAGTTCTTCTAACGCGCCTTTCGCTCAGAAACTATTTGCAGAGAAAAGCCTGCCAGATGGTGAGCTAATGCGGTTGCTGGAGTTCTACATAGAATATTCAGATGAGGGCACTATACCTGTAGAAGAAGGCAAGCGAATGTTCGACCATCAATTAAACGAGAATTACGGCCATGCCATCGTGCCTTTTATACAGTATGTAATAGCTAATGCAGAAGGTGTCAAACAGGACGTATTGAAGATACAAGCTAAGATAGACAAAGAGATGCGTCTTACTTCACGAGAGCGTAACTGGTCAGCGATTATTGCAGCAAACATAACAGCAGGAATAATTGCTTGTAGACTAGGTTTGATAGACTTTGATATGGGTCGCATATATAGAGGAGTAATCCCATTGATCTCACAACTAAGGAAGGACACGATTGCCCCACTGGATACTTACGTATCAACACTAGGTTCTTTTGTAGCAAATAATCTGAACAACATGCTTGTTGTCGATGATGGTGTAGATCAACGTGCCTCCAAACCGAAAGCACCTATCCTTGAACCCAAATACGGCAAGCTGGTTATGCGGCACGAACCAGACACAGGGAGGTTATTTGTGCCTGTAAAGGAGCTACGCAATGAGCTTAATAGAGATAGCACGGACTATAACTCTTTTATAAGTGATCTTAAGAAGCGTGGGATATATTTGGACACCGTAAACAAACGTATGTCTAAGGGTATGCTTATATCTTCCCCCGCGCAAAGGTGTGCAATGTTCGATACGTCACACCCTGAATTCTTGGATATGTCCAAACTAGTAGAAAAGACTAAAGAAGATGCAGATAGAGAAGGTGAATTACCAGATCAACTGGAAGAAGTTTAAGGTGGGGTGGTCGTTCTTCATACCTTGCCTTAAGCCGTCTGACGCCAAACAAATATTGTTAGCGGAAACCAAACGGCTTAAGTACAAAGTGATTACTAAAATAACCATAGAAGACGGGGTGCGGGGCATCCGGACATGGAGAGTTTAGGTTAAACCGCCGTAGTAGGTTACGTTATCTAGCCTACGGAACAGAGGATCAAGTTCTCTTCTGAAGTTACTACTGTAACGTATACCTGATATGTACTCTCTTTCGGCTGCCCTGCGTGACTTGTAAGACCGCTCCAGAGTGTCTGCCGTTATTAGACGGGGGTACAGTGCTCTGAAGTTTCTTATACGCTCATCTACACGCCTACGTAATTCAGCATCACCAGTGGTTATCGCTAGATACCTGTCTTGTAGTAATTCAGAACGTCTTTCCATGACTTGGTTTTCGTACTGTTTAGCAAGAGCGCGAGTCTCATATAGGCTAGTAACATCAGCAGGAGTGAAACCTAGGGCTTGCATGTACAGGTTCCAAGCATTTATATCTGTGTCTATAGGGCGACCGTCCCTAGTTCTAGCACCCTCTTGCAAGAAGCGGTTAGTCTTAATCCCGTTGCGTAACCAACTAGGAGACAGTCTTTCTATACCTTGGCCTAACTCGCCTTCTGCTATTTCAGAGAAAGCTAGTGGTATGTTTTCCAAAGAGTCAAGAACATAACTACCCATAGGCCCAAAAAGCTGTAAAGCCATAGCGTTAGCGTAACCAAATTTTTCTATTTCGTAGGGTTCTTCTCTAAACCCTATACCGTTTGCAATACTTGCACGGTTAGATATTTCTATATTCAGGTATTCGTTCATTGGCCCTTTGAGTATTAACTCAGAAAGACCCATAGACCTAAGCTCTCTACGCATGTTGAAAGGTGCATCTTCGTCATCGTCGAAATACTTATATAGGTTTGCAACCATAGTAACCAACGTAGAGATTGCCCCAAACAAAGGTAAGCCAAACATGCCCCCCACTGCATAGCTCATGCCATACATATACACTAGCTGTCTGAAAGCCTGTCTTTTTATCTCTTTAGTTTGACCGCTCGTAGCTTGCACAAAAGCTCTGGCTGTGACGTATGTGCTTTGCCATATGAAACCTTTAAAAGTCCACGCGATACGCCCTATGTCACTCTGCATCCATTTAGGTGCTGTTGTTGCCATACCCGAAGTGTTTACATCTTTTACTATTTTTAATGCGTACTCAGCGGCTTCTTCCTCAGACATACCATCGGAGCGTGCTAAGTCATATGCCATTATTCCAGTAGTTGCACGGTTAAGCCTTTCCGTTGCAGATATGGGTGCGGATAAAAAGCTAAGAGCCTTAGCTGTAAAAGTGTTGTAGTCTATTGTAGTTTGTCGGGCACCCTCTAATACTTCTCTTTCTAAAGTATGTCGTAGTT